CATTTCTTTCACACACGACCTAATTTTGAGTTTTTTGAAAACTTTTTTCTCAACTTTTGAAAACCCCCTTCCCTTCGTTAATTTCGTTAAAATAGCTGCTTTTTTCTCGAAAATAGCTAAAATGCCGAAAAATAGCAAATTTAGGAGAAAAATTCTCCCAAAATGGTTAAAAAAGTAAAGAATCTAACAAAAAAGAGAATAATCCTTTTTCTTTTTAAATGAAATTGATTATAAAAAATGAAAAACCATATAATTAATTGTAAAAAGGTGTGTGCTTGCAGCGATGCAAGAGGGAGTAGAGTCTGTGTCAAATTAATTTTAACTGGTTATAAACTGGAATACGAGAAAAGAAAAGAGTGGGATAACAGGCACAGAGAAAGAAAAAGGTGATGTATATGGATAATTTACCAACACCAGTTGAAGGATTGGATTATTATTTAGCTCATTTATGCGGAATGACGGTTGATTTACCGAATCCACAATGTAGATGCAGCCAATATTTGAGTTATTTATGTGGAAATCAAGGCGAATTACCTGAACCAAACAGTAGGATGGAGAAATATTTAAACTATTTGTGCGGAAATGATTGTGAATTACCTGAACCAATAAGCAGAGTTGACCAGTATTTATATTATATGTGTACGGGAACAGGAACAATACCAGAAGAAGCAATTTCACGAATGGAAGAATATCTAAAATACTTATGTAATGGTGGCGATATTCCAACACCAGTGGAAAAAGATATATATCAAATAGATTATGATTTATATGTAATAAGATGTAATGAGGCAAAACAAATAGATGATGCAATTTATTTACCTCAACATAAACCTGATGACATATACCAACAAATAAATGATTTATTCGTAATTAGTTGTGGTAGCACACAACAAACTGGAAATGAGGTGTATTTATAGTGAAAAATATAACAATAGGAGAAAAAAACTATACTGATGTAGAAAAAATTAAAGTTAGAGAAACAGGAACTGAGAATTATGCGGAATTTATTGATGCAGTATTAGATTCAAAGACGATAACAGCGAATGGAACATATAATGCAAGTGATGATAATTTACATGGTTATTCTAGCGTTAATGTAGAAACAAGTGGTGCTGATTTAAGTGAGTATATAGGTCAACCAACCGAGTTTAATGGTACAAAAAGTGCAGGTAAATGGATTACTATGATTAAAAAATTGCCTGAAATTGATACAAATAATTCACAAAATTTATCATATTTTTTTGCTGAATTTAGTGGTTCATCATTAGATTTAACTAATTTTGATACGAGCAAAGCAACAAATATTAGTTATCTTCTTTCAGGGTGTAGAAATTTAGAAAACTTAATTATTGAAAATCTTGATTTAACTAATGTAAAAACTGCTCATCAACTATTTGCGAATTGTAGAAAAATAAAAAGATTAGATTTGAGTAAATGGAAAGCCCCACTATTAACAGAAGCGAATTACTTATTTACATATTGTATCGCTATGGAATTTATAGATTTAAGAAGTATTGATTTAACAAAAATAACTAGCTATTTATATATATTCGGACAAGATGCATCAAATGGTGTACCTGATGATTGTTTAATCATAGTAAAAGATGATACTGCTAAAACATGGATAACTGAAAAATATACAAGATTAACAAATGTAAAAACAGTAGCAGAATATGAAGCTAGCTTATAGGAGGTGTATTTATGGGAAAAAATATAACGATATTAGATAAAGAATATACTAATGTAAATAAGATAAAGGCTATTGAAACTGGAACAGAAGATTATGTAGATTTTTATGATACAAGTGCTGCTAATGTTTCAGCAGAAGATATAACAGAAGGCAAAATAGCTTATAGTGCTGATGGAGAGATAGTTGGTACTCGTACTGGCGGCGGTGCTGATATAAGCGAGTATTTTTATGAAAGCATACCTAGTGCAAGTAGTACAAGTGAACGAACTTGGAGTGATGGAATTAAAAAACTTCCTGCCTTTGTAAATAGTAATAACATGGGTTATTTATATTATAAATTTAAAGGAACTGAAATTGATTTATCAAAATTAGATTTTTCAAAAGCAACGTCTTTTCAACGTATGTTTAGTGATTGTATAAATATTGAAACTATTGATTTATCTAATTTTGACAGTTCTCGTGTTACATCCATGTCCGATATGTTTAATGGTTGCAAGATATTAAAAAGTTTAGATTTATCAACTTTTAAAACAGAAAATGTAACTACTGCGATGTCTATGTTTGCGGGTTGTTATGAATTACAAGAAATTAATTTGAATAATTGGAATATGTCAAAATGTTATTATTATTCTTCAATGTTTGCTAATTGTCAAAAGTTAGTTGATATAGATGTTAGTAGTTTTAAAATCATTCAAGATAATACTTATCTTGCATCTTTATTTTATTTTTGTTACAAATTAAAAAATATTAATTTTGGTAATTTGTTTACATCAGTCCAATATACATTTGACGCTTCTCAAATGTTTACAAATTGTAATGAATTAGAAAATATACCGTTGTTAGACTTTGGAAAATGCTTAAAAAACAAATCAATAATAGAAGGTTGCAGAAAATTAAAAAATTTTGGTGGTTTTAAAGATTTAGGAAAATCATATACAACACAAAGCAGTAATTCTGCGAATTATACATTAAATGTATCGAGCAGTGTAGAATTAACTTATGATAGTTTAATGAATATAATAAATAATTTATACGACTTAAATTTAACTTATAATGTAGCAAATGGTGGAACACTTTATACACAACAATTAGTTTTAGGTGCAACAAATATTGCTAAATTAACAGAAGATGAATTAAATATAGCAATTCAAAAAGGTTGGACAATTAGTTAGGAGGTACTTATGAAAATAATAGAAACTGAAAAAATGAAAAAACTAATTGCAGATGAAGGTAAACAAATAAGAAGTATTAATGATGTTTACAAAGAAGCATACATTGATGAAGAAGGTAACGAAGTTGAAGAACATTTCCCTTATTACACAACATTAATTTATTTACCTAAATCAATACCAAATGAAGATATAGAAAAAATGTATATTGAGGAATAAAAGGCATTATAATTTTTGAGAGTGAGTTATCAGTAAGATAGGAGGAAGAAAGATGGAATTTATCAAAGAATTTATTAGCAGCTATGGGATAACATTATTGTCAACAATATTGACAGCAGTATTTTCGTATATTGGTTTAAGATTAAAGAAATTATACGAAGAAAAAATCAATACAGATACGAAAGAAAAAGTAGTAAAAACGGTATGTGAAGCTGTTGAACAATTATACAAAGATTTATCAGGCGAAGAAAAATTAGAACAAGCTATTGTTAATGCTAGTGTAATGTTAGAAGAAAGAGGCATAATGATTACAGATTTAGAGTTAAGAATGTTAATTGAATCAACAATTAATAGTTTCAATTCTGGATTGAAAGGTGAGTAACATGAGCAAAATAGAAACAAATATTGAACTTGCTAAAAAAGCGGAAGAAATCGCAAAGAATTATAAAACACTTTATATAATGGGGTGTTTTGGCGCTCCGATGACTGCAAACAATAAAAAAAGATATACAAACAATCATTCATATAATAAAAAATCAAGTAGAAAGAAAATGATTAATGCAGCTTCTAGCGATACGTTTGGATTTGATTGTGTATGTTTAGTTAAAGGTATTTTATGGGGCTGGGCAGGAAATAAAAATAAAATTTACGGTGGAGCAACTTATATATCAAATGGTGTTCCAGACATTAACCAAGAAAGCATGATTACTAAGTGTAAAGATGTAACTACTAATTTTAAAAATATTGAAATTGGTGAATTTTTATGGATGAAAGGTCATTGTGGCATTTACATAGGCGATGGACTAGCAGTAGAAGCAACTCCTGCATGGAAAAATTGTGTACAAATAACTGCTGTTGGCAATATCGGTAAGAAATCTGGTTATAATACTAGAACATGGACTAAACATGGTAAATTACCTTACATTACTTATGTGGAAGAAAAGAAACCAGCAACTAAACCTGCTACTAGCAAAAGTTTCTTCCCTAAAAAAGGTTATTTTAGTTTAGGCGATACACATGAAAACATCGGCAAAATAGCAAGTTTCATGTATAAAACATTCCCTGCATATACTAAAAAAGCAGCATTAGGTAATTATTATGGCAAAAACATTAAAGCGTCTATTACTGAATTTCAAAAAAGAACAGGTCTTGAAGCTGACGGTATGTTTGGACCACTTACGCTAAAAGAACTAAAAAAATACGGTTTTAAAGGTTGAAGAAGATAGGTTTTATAACCTATCTCTTTTTTTGTAGAATTTACTTTAAAAAATAAAACGCCATATAATTAGTAAGAGAAAAAGTAGGTGAACGTATGAAGGAATATGAGATTACAATTAAAGTTGAGAACGATTTAGGTGAAGAAACTATCATCAAAAGATATTATGTGTTGCCTATTCAAGATAGAGCTGCATTGAAGCAAACAATAGATGAATTATTAAAAGACGATTATGCTTTAAAAGGGTACAAAATAATAAATTACAATGTTGACAATTTTTAAAAGAGGGTGAGGCAAAAATGGGGAAAGAAGAAACAACCAAAAGAGGTCGAAAAAGCAAGAAGTCTATTATATTGGAAAATCTTGAATTTATAAAAAAAGCAGCCGCTTCTGGTGCTACCGAAGAACAGATATATGATAATTTAGATATAGGTTCGACTGCATGGTATAAATACAAAAAAGAATTGCCTGAATTAAATGAAATAATTAAAAACGCTAGGGTTAATTTAGTGGTAGATTTAAAATCGGCTTTAATAAAAAAAGCGTTGGGTTATGAATATACAGAAACCAAAACATATATTAAAGAAGAAGATGATGGCAGTTTAGTTAAATACACAGAAGAAACGACAAAACATCAATCGCCAGATACAGGTGCTTTAATAAATGCACTATGTAACTATGATGATGAGTGGTATCGTGATAAACGAGTATTTGATTTAAAAAAAGAAGAACTTGAATTGAAGAAAAAAGCTAGTGATATGGCTTTATGGAAATAAGGCGGTGAAGTAATGAGAAATATTATAAGTTATAATTTAACAAAAAGTCCTGTTGAAATTGGTATAACTAATGCTCAATGTAAAAATAATTGTGTATATGTTTCTTTTATTGTTCCAGAAAATGTAATTTTAGCTTCTTATAATGAAAATGTAACGGTAAAGTTAGTATTGCAAAATTCTACCAGCCAAACAAAAACTTTCAGAAATTTAGTTACTAATGAAATTGAATTTGAAATACCGTTTGAAGTTTACAAAACAGCAGGCAATATTGTTGTTAGTTTAAGTACATCATCATATTCAAGTGGGGATTTTAAGTTAGTGGTATTGAAAGATTTATATAGCTATATGGATATTATGGTGAAAAAAGAAAGTAATCAATACGTTATATGTAGTTGCTCAGGCAATAGTACAAAAAATCTTTTATATACACCATTTACAGTTGATAATAAATTAACAGTAACAGCAATCAGAGATGATTATTGGGAAATGACGTCTAATTATGCTTATTTAG